CAGATGTTGTGTGGACATACCATACTTTGCAGCAATGCCTGAAAGTGTATCGCCTGATCTAACCGTGTATGTGGATGCTTTTGCCTTATGTTTTTTAGCTGGCTTTCTAGTCGGTTTCTTTGCTGTTTTAGTAGGTTTAACCTTGCCACTACCTTTGGCATAAGCTTTCCATTGAGCTTCATTCAAGTAGAACACTGACTTGTCCAGTTTCCAGTTGCTTGGAGTATACTGCCAGCCCGCAAGAATAAACTTGCCCACGTTCCACTTGAACGGGAATGGCTCAGACCAACCCCAATTATTATATGGATAGTTTGCATACCACAATGCTGATACAGGCGCACATGAAGCACAATACTTCAGTCCTTCAGCTCCCGTGTATAGCATTGGCCAGACACCCGTTTTAGCATGAACGCGATCCATGAATTTGCGTGCATAGCTTTTCGAAGTAAACGAAATATTTCTAGCAGCTGCACTTGGACCAGTCTCCCAGTCCAAGATCAATACTGCTTCACCAATATAATTCTTAATTGACTGCACGAAGTGGTCAGCTTCTGCCACAGCACCTGTACCGTCTGCATAGTGGTATAAGCCAAGCAACTTCTTATGCTTCTTAGCTAGTGCATATTGAGCGTTGCATTTAGGATTAACGTAACCCTTGCCTTGTGTGGCTTTAACAATAGAAATCTTAGCAGGTCCTTGAACTGCTGCACTTGTAGGATTGTTTGAACTAACATCTACTGCAAATAACTTACTCATGCTTATCGTCCTCCTTCTTATCAGTTGGTGCTGCAATGATACCCAACGCTACGAATACGTTTAAAACGGCTGTAACGATCATTGTTACATCTTTAGTCTGTTCAGGTGTAATCTCATAGCCACATACCTTTGCAATGGCTAAAACAGCACTCAATAAAGCACCTGCCAAAGTTAGCCATGCGGTGTAACTGTGGATATTAAAGTTTAACTTATTTTTCATTCCTTATGACCTCCTACTTTATTGGTCAAATTCTTAACTTCTAATTGCAAATTACCAATCATTCGGCTTTGGTCTGCAATTTGTTTGCGCAACTGTTCGACTTGAATTTGCAACTCATTTCGTTCTTTTGTAACTGAATTTAATTCGTTACTCAGCTTGTCGAGCCTATCCCATAGGTCTTGTGTATGTTCAGCATAGACTGATTCTGTGGAAGATACTTTCTTACTCTTGTTGGCATACCAACCGCCCACACCTGAGATGATTGCGATTATAATAGCTCCTATTTGTGGGTCGATATTCAAACCGCATCACCTACCCACAGTTCGATCAATATACTAATTGCAATCGAACAAATTAAAATTGTTGAGAATGTTATGAAACCGTTTATTGCAATATCTTTTGCAATATAAAAAAAAACCAATGCAGACCACAAAAACAGCATAGCTATCATTACTCCAGCCTTTAATTTTGGCATATAGTGAGGCGTAATGCTTGCATATATCCCTAATAGCCCAACTATCCCAAAGCCATATACAAGCCCAGAGTTGACAGTATTATAAAGGATAAAGGTGTTGCCTGCTTTTGGTATCGCTCCACCAAAATCAACTAGACGCATCGACACATACAACGCCCAGATTAAGCAGATCGTAGATCGGAGCAACATGAATCTGTTGTGTACTATTCTGTTCCCAAATTTCACATCTCATCATCTTCTTTCTGCATAAAAATAGCACCCAGCGTTTGCTAGATACCTTACTACTATATTCATAAAAATTAATTGATTATCTTTTACCACTCTCTCACGTCTATAAATTGAAGTAATTCAATTTCTTTTTTACATTCTCTAAACTGTTGATTTTGTTTCTAATTTGGTCTGATTTTACTTGCAATTCAACCATCCTTGACAAATCGCTGTTTTATTGTCCAAACTTTCTCATCTGCCATATATACACCTTCTTACTTCTTTGCATAAAAATAGCCGCCCTTACGTACTGTTAATTTTGTAGATGACTTAATCATTTTTCTAAAATTTAACTTCGTGGTCTTCACCACCTCCAAAACGAGTAGACTTAATAGTTCTATTGGCATAATTAATTGCCATTAAATCAAAGCAGTCTTCAACAAATGTATCTCGAGTCCGTGGTGTTTCGGCATATTTTTCATCAGAAGCTGATGCAGCAATCGTAATATAGCGAACGCCATTAATAAACTCGGTACGATCCCAATGCCAATGGCCAGAGAAGACAGCAATTAAACGTCCTTGTGGTTTATTACTAAAGTCCACATCAATGCCTAGCTTATAATAGTCAGGCGTAATAGTGCCTACTTCAGTCTCTGAAATTGTTGACTTATCGGAGTTTTGAAAACTCTCTAGTAACTGTCGTAAAGCAGCATAGTTAGGCTGGCCCTTAGTTCCATCTTGTTCATTGGGTGAATCGTGAGTAATAACTATTACATGATAGTCTTCTGGAACACTGTTTAATGTAGCAGCGATCCATCTCATTTGTTCTGATCCATATCCTGCATAGTCCCAAGCTGCTGAATTGCTTAAATCTTCTTTAAAATCAAAGCTATTAAGTGCCAAAACAACTATTTTTTTGCTTTTGTTCACATAAGAATATGCACCAATTTCTTTACGCTCCGGCTGGGAAGTGTACAACAATTCATTGCGCTTTTCGTAAATAGCGTACAATTGGTTGTTAGTTATTAGTTGTTCACTGCCATTCTTTTTTGCATAATAAACATTATTGTCGTGATTTCCACGAACTGACAATAATGTACGAGTGCCTTTCTGAAGTTCATTAGAACTCATTGCTATGTCGCCTATTTGGTCTTGAATATCACTTGCTCCGTTTGTTAAATCTCCTAGATTCAAGTTGATGTCTGTGCCAGCCATACCAGTGGCTTCGTTAAAATTATGGATATGCGACAGTGCTGACTCGCCTCTTTGATTATAGACATACGAATTGCTTGCGAAATGTATATCCGTAATAATACCCAGGCTTAAGTCGTTACTGCCAGCTTTTGATAGATGGCTATAAGCAACAGTGCGATACTTATTAGCAAACCAGTTCTGTTTTCCCCAACGAGTTCCAGACACGTTAGAGAGTGTGTTATCAGCTTGGTCACGACTATAACTGACATACTTTCCATTAATTGTATATGGAATATTGCCTGTTGCACGCACGTTACTATTAACGTAGACTAGGTCAAGCAGAATCGACCTTTTTGGCACTCGCTCTCTACTATAAGGCCAATTTAGAAAAAATTCCTCCTTATCAAGGTTAAAATATAATCCTAGTTCGTTAAAACTGGCATCATTTTTTATCGAAATAGTAGTGGCGCTTTTCTGAAAATAGTGTTTGATCCCATAGTTGACTTCAAAGTTAAATGGAATTGTAAAGTTAACTAATTCGTCATTGACTTCAACAACAACTGGTTGTGGCGAAAAAGTAATTATACTAGAGGATGTATAATCTGGCACATTGGTTACTTTAGTTTCACCAAAATAATAATCAATATTAGGATTGCAGCTTTCCCCATTCTTAACATCAAACTTATCAACCAGGATGCTCCCACCGGTTAGTGTTCTATTATCAAGTTCCTTTCGATTAGCAAGAATAAAGGTCTTGTCAGTGATTGAAAAATAAAGGTAGAAGTAATTGTAGCCTCCTTCATCGTTGCCACCATCTTTTGGGTCAAATGACATTACCACATCATTATCATTCCAGTATCGATTTCCTCCAATCGATATTTCTGCCCATTTTTTAACCGTAACTTTGTAGGTCCCGTTACCATTATTGTCAATTATGACAGTAGCGGTCCCTTTAGCTACTAGCGGAGTAAAAAACTCAGTAGGCTCATACAAAACACCTCGACCATTAACAATACTAGGAGCATTGATCCATATAGTGTGGTTAATTGGGTTAACGTGGCAAACAAAAACTTCATTGTTCTTGTCAACATAATATTGCGTTGTAGCCCAATAATGCGTGAATGTTTGGTTTGCTAAATTGTAATAGATCATTAGATTACCTGAACCTTCTGGATCTTCATAGTATACAGTTTGGGCATCAAAGACGACTCTCCGACCATTGATAATCATATTACCAGCTGGAAAAGTTAGGGTTCGATTAATTGTGTCTAACTTTACTGGGTCTTCGACTTGGAAAATTGGCAAACCTAAACTTAGAGCTGCTAACTGGTCAGGCACAATACTGCGGTCTGCTATACCAGTTGATTGATATGCACCGGAGTCTGTCCACTCGTTATTAGCCCAAATATACTTATGGCCTGTGTCTGCCACAATAAAAATGCCTGCCTTACCATTAGGATAAGCTTTTTTTAAATCTTCTAATTTGGAGAAAGTTTCCGGTACAAACGAAATCTGTTTCAGATAACTTTCAACATAGTTTTTATCGGCTTTACTCTGTACCAAATCTAATGCCGTCTCGCCAGTTGTTTGATCGTTGTCCAATCTGCCAGATAAACTGCCCCATTTTTTACCATTGGCGTCAATTAGCACACTTTGATTATCTATATTTCCATCGCCGAAAATGGTACCAATGCTTTCGATTCTTTTATTGACAGCATCAAAACCATCATTACCATTCTTCCAATTGCGGTCTAAATGCTGTCGATAGTTTCTATTCTGAAAATCAGCTGATTCTTCTTCAAAAATTGCCATTAATTATCACTCTCCGTTAGTTTTATTTCACCGTTTGAAACGGTAATCTTATAAATAGAACCAGTTGAACTATCCGTAATTTTAATAGATTCAACAGGTTCCTGTTTTAAGTTATCTAGTTTTAATTTGTCAGCTGGCGACATCAGTCCAGATTGCTCTTGTGTAGCATCTGTATATTTTTGTAGACCATCAAGCTTAGATTTGTCATTAGCAGACATTAAACCATCTTTATCAGTGGTAGCCACTGAATATTTGATCTGTCCTGCTTGAATTTTAGCGTCCAAGCCTTCAACACCATCGGCAGTAGTCTGTACCGCAAACTTATCTCCTGCTTTTAAGCCAAAATCGTCGTTATCAGCAGCAACCTTTAAAGCAAACAACGGAAGTGTATCACCTGCGACGTCGGAGGTTCTCATCAAGCTATTTGTTTGCTTTGTTTCAATTATCGAACCTACTAAACGCGAATTGTAAGCTTTTGTTGCTCTACTAAATGCATCTTTTGTTTGTTTGCGTTGTGCGTTTAACGCTTTTTGCAGTGCTTTTTGCTTACTTGATTGATAGTTTAAAATAGTTTTAGCCCGATTATTAAGCATGATTGAAGTTGGTTGTGAATTGTCAAGCGGATAGTAAGTGAACTGTACAACTTCCACTTCAGTTATAAAGCTAAAATTCCTTATCTCTAGTCGCCTGATCTCACTTAAAACAGGAACTTCATTGCTTAAATCGGTTGTTTCTATCGATAGCGTTGGTTCGGGTGCTAATTGTGTGGTTGCATAAGTTTTCATTGCATTAGCATCAGTGAAGCGTTCATCGGAAACATCGTCACCTGGATGTAGCCCCCACTCATTAACAGAATTCTGATCAGTGACCAAAAACGGCTCAAAATAATACGTAGTTGTATCTGAATTGTCCTTTGTTTTACCATACGCCATTACTTGATTGACAATGTTGGTAGAATCATAAGTTAGTTTTATTTCGCTCGTGTCATGCAAATAGTCGATTCGATTTCCTAGATTTTTAGCTAATGAATCATGTTGATATATCCTAATATTTTTGTTGTCAGGATAAAAAATAGCATCGGGCCAAGTTGAAACAATCTTATCCAGCATGTCTTTACCCGAATCGTTGCCTAAATCTTTAATCTGATCTTTACCAAAATTTCCAATAACTTGCCACGTAAAACCTAGAGAATTGCCCAACAAATAAAAAGACAGCACATCATTAATCGAATAAGTTAATGTGCCTGTCTTAACATTCCTTTGTCTAATTCTTGAAACTTCATATGCTACATGAGTGGCTGTAACTTGGTATGTGGTAAAGCCATTAGCATAATCAGGGTCAAACTGCTTAATAATATATTCTTGATTATCCCACCAAACACTAGACTCAACCGATAACATATTAAAAGCAAGCGAACCGTCATCATAAGCTGTAAATTGTATTTGCCACTGACTATTTTCTTCCACAGTGATGTTGAATGTATTAAATAGCACACACCGTAAAGGCTCAACATAGGCGCTATGCAAGCCCTTAACCAGTAATTTATTCTTGCTATCCAAGGTAGATGAACGGAAAGCTGAAAGTGACATCTAATGTGGTTGCGCCTGTTGCCACGATATCATTCCAACCTGGTTCAAGTACGAGATTTCCAAAATCGGTATTAGCACTTGCCGGATTTTCGTTCAGAAAAGTATTGATTCCATCTAAGACTATCTCATCTGTCCCATTGGAGCTCACATTATATTTCCAGGAAGACCCGTTTGTTCGATTAACTAATTGTAATGAATCTCCCTTAAACTTAATAATGATCTTCAACTGGTGTCTTTGATAATACGGATCCACCGCAATATCTGATGCATTATAGACTCGCATGCTTGGCGTGTTGAAACGATAGTGTAAATCTTGTCCGTTTGGTAAGTTCATCCCAATCTGCCAGCCTTCCGTTTCATACAAATACGGATTATCTGAAGTTAGATAGCTGTACTTATATCCACTTGGGTTTTCAAAAGGAATTGTAAACATGGCATCTTTGGCTCCATCACGCCACGGCTTTATTTCGAAATTACCTGCACGCACAAATTTTACGATAGCAGGTTCGGCGTTAGTACGAATACGAATTAGTTCCTTGTTCATGAATAACTTATAGATATCATGTTGTGCTAGTTTGAAGTCATAGTAGTCACTGAAATGCAAAATAAAGTTCGCATTAACTTCGCTCTTGTCAAATGTTGCATAATTAAAAATACTACCATCTGAACCAGATGAATCGCTATAATTATTGGTCAGCACAGGGCTGGTGCTATCACCTAAAAAAGTTAACCCGTGAATTAACTCACTCGGGTCAACCTCTTCCCTGTTGCCAACCTTGATTTTTAGCCAAGGTTTAATGTTATCAACCTCCTATACTTTGTGCATCTGCCATAACTTGGTCCAATGCTTGCTGATTGTACATCTTCGATTTATCAAATGCTCCATCTTTAATAGCTTGCAATTGTGCGCTGTTCAAGCCCAACAACTGACCAAACATAGATATTAAAGTGTTAAGTTTCTGATTAAGCTCACGATTATCTTTATCCTGTTGTGTGGAAGAACCGCTAGGAACTCGCATCTGATTAGGTCGTTTATTCTTATCTTTCTTGCTAATTTGCTGTGATGCAATAGCAAGTAGCTTCATAGCATCAGATTGTTTGCTTGGGTCTGTTGGAATAACAAACTCAGGAAAACCACCTTCAGCCAATCCATATAAACCACTCGATTTAATTAGACCACCAGTAGCGTACCAATTATGCGATTTGTGGAATGATTTGGCTTTATTAGCAGTACCATAGCGACCGTGGATATACTTAGACATCCATTTCAATTGCTGTAACGGTGTACCGTGTCCAGCCATACCATGACCTAGTGATTGAGCCAAGCCAAAAGCACCTGAACTAGGATTAACTGCGTTAGGATTCCAACTAGATTCTTTGTTAACGATCCAATCGGCAGCTGCAATTTCACCAGATTTAAACCCAGCTTTTTTAAGCAACGATTTATGACTGCCCGTTACTTTCCCTTTAGAAATGTCGCCAGGTCCCCACATACCATTAAGATGTAAGTGATCGTAGTGGTCATTATCAGGCCAGCGTTTCCAATTTCCTGACTTACCTTGTCCAGATTTACCTGAACGGTCCTTGACTTTGCCTTGCGTAATAACGTAAGCAATTTGTTTTTTAAAGTTATCAAACGCCCAATTGGCGGGCTTGAAATACTTACTAGAATGATTTGCACTAGCAGGATAAGCAATATCGATAGCTTGATGTTTGCCGTGTGAATACGGGTCACCCTTACGATAACCAGACGTATAACGCATCCCTGGGAACTTTTTCATGACTTTCTGCGCTATATCCCACAGATATTTATATACGCCATGTTTGCCCATCTTACCGTCAAATTCGCCACCATCGGCAGACTCTAACCATGTTTGAATCAACTCTTTAGCAGCGGTCTTTAATTTCTTAAACATACCGCTCATTAAATTCTTCGGTAGTGAGCCTTTGATAAAATCGAAGTTAACGCCAAATGCTTGAAGTACCTTATCTAACAACTTGCCAGGGTGACTGACGTAGTCCATAACATCGCCGACTTTATCTTTTAGCCAACCTGCACCCTTACCGACTGTTTCTTTAGTTTTGCTCCACGCATTACTTGCAGCACCTTTGATTTTATCCCAAGTACCACCAGCGAATTGTGGAAGTCCATGCATAGCGTTGTACGTTTGCTGACCACTGAACACGCTTGAGCCTTTTGGCAGATAAGCCGTTGTGTCCTTGTTAGGCGTCATGGCAAATTTGCCATTAGGATAGCGAATCATTTCTTGCCTGAATCCACGTGGGCCGTTACCTTTACCCTTATCTCCGACAGTAGCAAAAGTATCGCGATTGATTTTGCCATTAGTTACTACATTGTGGACGGTAGTATCTTCAGTACCAGTTGAAAGTTTAATTTTGCCAAGTTTCTTCATACCGAGCTTACCACCGACCCAGTTAACGCCATCAATCAGTTTGTTAAGACCTTTTTTGACGGCAGTAACCATACCAGTGAAGTAACCTTTGATTTTATCCACAATACCTTTAATGCCATCGCGCATCTTACCAACAGTGCCGACAACGGACTTCTTCATACCGCCGACTAAACCAGATACTTTTGACTTGATCGTATCCCAGATTTTAACAACGGTATTCTTAACACCATTAAAGATTTTAGTAATGCCTGATTTCATAGCATTGAAATTATGCTTAACGTTTGACCACCAAGTCTTAACAATCTTTACTACTGCGTTCTTGATAGCATTCCAAATATTGACTGCTGTGTTTTTAATACCAGTAAAGATATTAGAGATACCTTTTTTCATGGTATTAAAGATGTTTTTAGCACCAGACCATAGAGACTTAGCTTTATTAACCACAGCGTTCTTCATGGTTTCCCAAATTTTAACAACGCCGTTTTTTAAGTTAGTAAATATTTTTGTAATGCCGTTCCACATATTCGTGAATGCCGCTTTTAGTTGCTTCCACATGCCCTTAGTAAAGGCAACGATTTGTCCAACAAAGCTAAGCTTAAATACACCTTTAATAACGTTGATCGCACCACTAAATATTTGCTTAATACCATCCCACATGTGGCTGAAGTTACCTGAGAATAAACCAGCGAATACTTTTACCAATCCAAGAATAACGCTGAACACACCACTCACAACATCTTTAATACCTTTAAAAGTATTACTAAACATTGATTTAATGCCAGGCAAAACCGTATTAATTACATCTTTGATATAACTAAATGTTTGCGTAAAAATTGGCGACAAGTCAGAAACTACGCCTTTAATGACACCAAATGCTTGACTGAACCCAGTTTTTAGGTCAGGCAGGATAACTGCAGCTGCATTCTTAATTTGTGTCCAAATACCGCTAAATAATGAGCCTATACTAGTTAATACAGGCTGAATAACATTAGTCCAAACAGTGCTAAGTGTGTCTTTGACAGCATTAAATGCTCCGTTAACAATATTCCTGAACGTTTCGGACTTCTTGTAAGCTACTACGAACGCAGCACCCAAAGCACCGATAATTGTTACTACAATGCCAACAGGACTGGTTAAAGCGCCGATAACAGCGCCTAATTTAGGGAACGTAGACGTTAAACCGCCCATAACACTACCAGCGTCTTTAATAGCAAATCCAAATTTACCGATTGCTCCTGTTATCTTGCCAAAAGTGCCAAACATGCCACCAATAGCCCCTGAGAGTTTTCCAAACATGGTTAACATTGGACCAATAGCAATTAACGTAATACCCGACCACTTAGCAATATTACCGAGAGTGGATTGTGTAGAAGAATCCAAGCCTTTCCACCAGTCAACTAGGTCACTGATTTTGTCGGACATCGTATTAATTCCACTTGCCAAACTAGCACCAGCCTGTTTTGACCAGTTTTCTACTGCCTTAGAGCTTAATAAATCTTCTAACTCACGTAACGAATCTTTGGATTTGTCAAATGCGCCTGACAATATATTCTGCCCGATCATACCAACATAAGCCTGAGTATTCTGAACCATGCCTTCCCAAGACTTAGCGTAGGCCTTAGACATACCACCAGCAAAATCGTCCATAACGGTCAAGAAGTCTTTAGAACTGACTTCGCCTTCAGTAACCATCTTGCGGAACTCTTCCATCGAAACGCCTAAATGTTTAGCCATTGCGTTAGAAAATCCAGGCATACCATCTTCAATCTCGTTTAATTCTTCAGTCATCAATTTCCCTTGACCTTGTACACGGTTGAATATAGTAGCCATATCGCCAACTGGTCGGTTAGCACCTGCGGCAGCGTCTCCGACTAACTGAATGTATTTCTTTAAGTCTTTGCCTTCTTTAACACCAGCCGCTAAAGCACCAGCTGCAATATCAGTACCTTCGCCAAGTGTGGTCATGCCACCTTTAACAGCTTCGGTTACTTGGTCGGTGATTGACTTAACTTCTTTACCAGAATAGCCCAAGCCTTCTAGTTTAGCCTTAGCGGTATCTAAGCCTTTCAAACGGTCAAAGCCCATTTTTGCGGTAATACCTGCCATTGCAGTTCCAGCAACTACCGCTGGTTTAGTAATCTTACTAGAGAGAGATGCACCCACACTTTGTGCTTTGTTACCGACCGCCTTAAATCCATTGCCAATCGAACTAAAGCCTTTGCTCAGTTTACCAGCGACTGAAAAGTTCTCGCGATAACCTTGGGTAACACGGTTCAGCTGGTCTCTATACATATTTAATGTATCAGCTTCACGGTTGATTTCGTCAGCATAGCGTAAAGCAGACTTAGAACCAGCGCCTTCAGCTTCCACAACTTCAGCATGTCGTTTCTTTAAGGTGTCTAAGCGTTTAGAACTACCTTCGACTGCACCTTGCAATTCACTCATACGGTCTTTGTAAGATTTAGCTGACTTGTCACCATACTTAAAGTTATTGCTAGACGTTTTCATGGAAGTGTTTAACGAACGGAACTCACGTTTGACATCGGCAAGTTTCTTACTGATTCCCATATCATTCAAGCTCAGGTCAATCTGTAAGCCCTTGATTCTTTCTGCCAATCTCTCACCTCCTTACATAAATGCTGCGATCATGCTTTCTTCATGCTTAACGTTTTTATGTTGGCTTTCGTCCACCAATTCCATAAAAAAAGAGAAAGGCATTTCGAGTATATCGTTGATGTCTTTCCCACCGTCTTTCATCATGGTTAGCATAACCTTTTTTAAATTCTTTTTATGTTCGGCCCAAGTGATTGACTTTAAATCATTTGAGCTAGTTGTTTTTTTCTTTCATCGTCCATCTGACCTTGAGCAATGAATTCAATTTGTTGTGTTAGTTCATCCACAGCATCAGGGGCGTTTAAGCGATCTAACAGGTCGTCTTTGGTAAATTGACCATTGTAGATGTCAACGACCATGTTAAGCATTTCGTCCATGCTTTCTTGCGCCGATTCCTTTTTATCCTGACCGTCCATCAAATCAGCAGCATCATAAATCTTACGGAATGGAATCATGGTAGGTGTTATAAAGGTTTCGTATTGCACATTACCTTCAGCATTTACTTTTGCTTTACCTTCATCATCAAGTTTTACCAATTTAATAAAATTACGTTTTGTCATGTTTAATAATCTCCTATAATACCCGCCACAGCTGTACTGTTATTGTTCATTTCGTGGGGCGAGTTCTTGTTGAATTTTTGAAACGACCTTAGAATCGTCCTGTCAGCACGCTATTCTGCTGGTTCTTCGGAGTCTGGTTCTGGGTCAGGCTTAGCAGATACTGTAACCTTACATTCTGCTGTTTTACCTTGGTCATCAGTTGTGACAACCGCAGTAGCTTGTCCAGCTTTCACACCTGTTACTTTACCGTTGCTATCAATGGTAAATGTATCAGGATTACCAGACTTCCAAGCTACCTTCTTGTTATTTGCGTTGCTTGGTGCAACTGTAGCTTTGAGTTGTGCAGTAGCTCCTTCTTCCACAGATAATTCAGTTTTATCTAACGAAACACCTGTGACATTAACTACTGGGTCTTTAACTGTAACAGCACACTGAGCGGATTTATTTCCATCTTTAGTACCAACTTTAATGTTGGCTGTGCCAGCTTTAACTGCAGTAACTACACCCTTGCTGTCTACTGTTGCAACATCTTCATTGTCGCTAGCCCAGTTAACACCTTTGTTTGTTGCGTTATCAGGCTTAACTGTTGCCTTTAACGTGGAAGTTTTACCTGTGTCCAGTGGCAACTTAGTATTATTTAAAGAAACACTTGTAACAGAAATTGGCTTAGTTTTAAAAGCCTCAACATCAACCTTTTCTCCTTCGCCATTTTCGTTTTCCCAAGCGATTTTGAAATCGCATTTGGCGTAGTCTTTGTTGGCGTCCGTTTTAACTTTAACTGTGGCTTTTCCACTTTCGCCACGCTCTGCGGTAGCTACTACCTTGTCATTTTGATAGGCATTTAATTTATCTGCCATGATATGCCTCCTTTTTATTCATTAATAATTCCCTCTATTCCGCAGTAATTGATGCTGTGGTCGTACCTGCATCAACTACTACGTTTTGAGGTGCTTCAGGGAGTTGGCTCCTCTGTATCCGTATCAGCTTCTTCGAAAATAGCCTTGCGAATAGCATCATACATTGTTGTCGAGCCTTTAGCATCATGACCTAACAGCATTGATTTTTCTTCGTCAAAACCTTCGACAGGTGCTTGCATAAATTCACCTGTGGAAGAATCAGAACTAAATTCAACACTATCTTCTTTAGTATTACCTTCAAGTTCAGGGAAGGTAAAAATACCCTTAGGTAGTCCCACATATTCACGTGAGCCATCTTGCATCGTCTTAGCGAACATCACAGCCACATACGGCGGTGTATCGTTACCAACAGCAACTAAGCCATCTTCGTTTTCTTCTAAGCCAAACAAAGCGACACGGTCTTCGAGTGGTAACTTATGGAAACCCGCTTCAACTTCAATCGTACCATTAGCGACTGCCATTTCAGCAACTTGGTTGTCACCATAAGCCTTTTCAACTTCTTGATCTTTAGTGACTGAAATTTCTTGCAAATATTTAATGCGTTCTGGGTCCTTAACTTCGTTTAACTCTCCGCCTTCTACTTGGTAGTAGAATTCAGAAAGTCCTGTAAAGGAATGATAATTTTTTTCTGGCATTCTTTTGCATCTCCTTATTCTTTGTAATATTGCTTACCTTCAAACCGTTTGGCTTGGTGGTATAAATTAAATTCTTTAATATATTCAGGTTTTACCGCCGATGTTTCACCAAATCCCAATTGCTCCCACATAATTCTTTGGATAAGAAAAATGAGTTTGTCACTAACGACACGCCCATTCATATTTGGCTTATTCTTAACAAACACATCGACTTGATAAAAATATTCATACGTTAAGTTATCGTCATCTCCAAAATCTGTGGGAGTGGGAGTATCGAGTGGGTCAATCACGATCACATTGCCGTCTATTTCGTTAGCGTTCGGATAATCGAAGAAGCTGATATTTTCGTGATTGACATAAGACATAACTTCTTGATTGGTTATGATTGCTTGATAAATTTTTTTAGTAATATCTTCCACACTCATAACCTCCTCAGCTCATCTTTGACTGTTTGGAAATAGGTATCTCGGCCGTGACGCATAGCATTTTCAATAACACCTTTCCCAGCGGTATTAACCCACTTACCAGCCTTATCATAATGACCGTATTCGTTTAAATGAATGATGCGCCACCGTTGCGTAGAATCTTGCCAATTGATTTTCACTTCACGCGTACCATTAACAGTCTGCGGTTTAGTGACATTCGTAGCTCGTGCAGACTTCCCTGTGTCAGCGAATGACTGCATATCACTTTGAATCAAATCAGCAACTTTCTGACCGCCTTTAGTTAAGGCACGATCTATTATTCGTTGCATCTTGCGCTTACCTAAACGATTCTCTAACGTTTTTTCTAAATCTTGTTCGCCACGTAAAGTAACTATCATTGTTGTTCACCTACGACTTTGACATAGCCCGAAGTTTTAGTTGGAGCAACGTTTTTTATATTAAAAAACAACCCTTTGTATAAACCGTTCTTCAGTTCAAAAACTTCTCGAACTGTCGGCATATACTGTGGCTGTGCGTTTCTAATATTAAGTGTGACTGAAACTTTATCAGTCCCTAAATTGCCTAATTGCACATCTTTTTGAGTTGGTTCATACAAACCAGCAAAGCAAGCATAGACTTGTTGTGATTTCTCTGAACCAGCTTCGGGGCCATCTTTTACTCGCTTGAAGAAAGAAACACGATAATCTAATTGATTAAGATTCATCTTCATGCTCCTTTCTCCACTTGACTAAATCAGCACGTAACGACTGTACCAGTTTCATTGAAGAAGCAGGAACATCATTAACAACTTCATTAGTCGTGATTGAACGGTTGTCGTAGTGGTGAGCAATAATGTTAAGCACTGCAAGATTATACAGTGGATTATCTTCGTAGAAATCTGCATCAGATTCCTCTAATGATACCGCTGTTTTAACTTCGCTTTTTGCAGCAGGTAAATAAACACCCATGATTAAATTATCATCTAGGTCGTGATCTACACGAATCGCATTCTTGATAGATTCAACGTTATCTATCTTAAACATTAGATCACCCCTATTCTGCTGTGATTTCTACCGTAGTAGTTCCTGGTTTAACCACAACATTTTGGGGACCATTAGGGAGTATCTTCCCCGTCGTCTCCACCACCAGCATTTTCGCTAAAAGTTACGAAGAAACCTGCATTGGCATCAGCTTTCTCAACATCGAACCTGAAAGCTCCCATCAAGTATTTACCGTAGATTTCATTCTCAATCCATTGCACAGAAACATCCGTACGATCGGCAAATAATACAGCACGTTTAACGTCACCAATGAATGCCAAAGCATCGCCATTTTCGCCTAACAAGTCATCACGAACGACTGTGATAGGCATACCTAATACAGTGTTACCAGCAACGTTTGTAATGCTATCTTGCAACAAGTAACGACCATTACCATCTTTTAATGTATCTAATTTCTGGTAGAAACTTTGAGTAGCAATGATTTGACGATCGTATCCTGGGTCAAGCTCAACGTTAGTGATAGCTTTCAAGTCATCCACATTGTTAACTGTTTGTGGGTTGAATGTCTTCAACACTTTACCGATTTCTTCATTTAAAGTATTGATTTTTTGTTCTTGGATGTTTTCTTGCACAATAGAAGTCAAGTTAGCTATGGAGTCATCCAAGGCTTCTTGTGAGATAGGAATAGCACCACGATAAGTAGCTACTTCCCAAGCGATCGTTTCGAATTTTGGCTTAGCCAATTCTGGGTTAGCTTCCAATTCTTCAACTGTGTTGAACTTAGTATCAGCACGTTTCAAGATTGGGTACTTACCAGATGCAGTGTTAACGGATGTCTTTTGAACTAATTGAGATAAATCCTGAACCGTTTTAACTTCTTTTTCTGGTTGGTATTGGATGTCTTCGGGAATAGTTACACCGACATCATCAGACACTACGTTGTCACGTTTAGCGCCTTTAGAACGCATATATTCTTCAAAGCCTAATACAGCTTGATTTGTTTCTTGGTTATCTAATTTTGGCATTGATCTCTTCGCCCCTTTTTTCTTTTTCTTATCCTTATCATCTTCGTCTTCAGTTGGGTCATCAGCTGGTTGTTCTTCGTCGTCAGCTGGTGCGCCATCCTCGGGTTTGTCGTCAGGTTTGTCTGGCTTATCAGGCTTATCACCATCAGTAGGTTTGTTATCTTCTTCAGGTGTTTCTTCCTTGCCATCAGCTGGCTTTTCTTCTTCAGGCTTATTGTCCTTGACTTCAGGTTCAGGCGTTTTTTCAGGTTCGCCATCATCTTTTGGAGCTGCAGCATCGATTTCTTCTTTCAATGATTGAAGTTCTTCGTACTCTTGCTTTTGCTTATCAATATCAGCTTTTAAACTGCGGGCAGTTTCTAAATCCCCTTTATCGATCGCGTCTTGAGCCTTAGCAATTAAATCATTGATTGCCTTTTTTTGCTCATCGAACTTACTCACGTAAATCCCTCCTTAAATTTGTGTAATAAAATAGCCCTACGAATCTAATCGCAGAGCATCTAACTCAAACTGTATTTTCAGTTTTTCTAACTCTTGGAACTGTTCTAGTGATTGACTACGTTGTCCCACTTCCACGCTAGTGCCGACATAGGCGGGCATCGTGACAATGCTAATTTCTAGCAACTCATCAATGTGGTTGATCGTTTGCACGTATTCACCATCGTCACGTGTCCACGACTTAGCGGTCTGGTCATCACTAGGTAATGTGTAGAAGAAACTACATTGGGTAACGTTCCCCGCTTTGACATTCTCGTAGATGTCACGTGCATAAGATGTATCAGGCAAATAACATTTAAACCAAAGTCCCTTATTGTCAAGCTTTAACTCCAAGGTTTCGGCTTGAGTACGCCCGATAATCATCTTGTAATCGTGGTTGACCAGACATTTAACATCAGCTATATCCACATCATCAAGTGCGTGTGGTCCAATGATTTCTCTAAAACCACCTAAGTCTTCGCTAGGCGTGTCAAATAGAACTGCGTAGCCTTCCAGCACCATATCCCCCGAGGTGTCAACGTTACTTCTTGCCATTATTCATCACCACCTTTCGGGGAGTTCTTATTGACTTCTTTGTCAATTTTTGCACGCTGGTATTCATCCAATGAGCCTAACGGTATACGGTTCAAGTCAATAAAGACATCATCGCCGCCTTCGATTGGTTCATAGCCAAACGGCTTGCGTGATTCATTTAGCGTAATCGAGCCTTTACTAAACAACGTAGTTACACGTTCAAGTTTCAGCTCAGGGTCAATATCAACTAAACGAGATGTATCAAACTCTAAATCGTAACCAACGCCCGACTCATTAAATATTTTAATTTGCATCTCATCGATCATCATTTTAAAAATCGGGTCTAGCGTTGATTGCAAATATTCAAGGTTCGCTTGCGTGATCGAAGTGTTAACTGTTTCAACACCTAGCTTGCTAACAGGCAACCCAAACGCTTTCGCAACCTGATTCGTACTAAACTTATACGAATTCAAGAAATTCAAAACTTCGGTTGGTATCTGCAAACGTTCAAAGTCCATTGTGTCATCAATTGCAACCAAGCCACTGTTGTTTTTTAATTGACTATTGGCAAAGCTCTTCTTTAATTCTTTCAATTGTTCTTCGTTGATTTGCCCACGCTTGTACTTCAGCACTGATGTGGAAGTCCCACCGTTATCGAAGAAGTTACGTAAGAAGCCTTTAGAACCTTGCGAGATACCAATTTCATAAGCTAAAGAATACAGTGGACTGTAACCTGTATATCCATCTAAAGTAATATACCTAAAATGTAAGATGTCTCTAGGTTTCAACTTCTCAGCTTTACCAGAATAAGCTTCACTCACGTTATAAGTAATCTTATTGTTGACTTCTTCCAAACTAACTAGATCATTGTGTAGAAAGTAAAAGCCTGTCACAAAATCATCTTTATCACGTAATATCTGCACGTAAGACGAACCATTAAGCAACATATTGGCTACGATAATAAACTTAAAGTGCCAACCAGGTAATTCATCATTCGGGTGGTTATTAAACAAATCCAAGACATCTTCTAGGACTGTATTTTTTTCGTGATCTTTATTTTTGAGCTTGGTACTAGCAATATCAGCCGAGATTATTCGGGTAGCAGTGAACACATCACTGTTCTGCAAAGCACGAACACCCACATAACTAGCATGCGTGCCGTTCACTTCGTTATACAGCAACCGTTCCAAATCTTCGTGTACCTGATGTTGCTTATTGCCAAACCCTAAATCAAGTAATGGCATTATTTATCACCTCCTTTTTCTGAGGTGTCGTATAACTGATTCATCATCAACGCTACGGCAATAAAAATAATGCCACCGATCACGAAAGCTAACGGCTTCCACATCATATACAAGCCATATAAAAAGCCACCAATGCCAAACAAGGCAATGATGACCATAATTAAAGCATATAAGATTTTGTTCAAAGGACCACCTCCTTAGATAAATAATGGCATAAACGTTTCTGTATCCCACTCGTATTCGCTTGCTTCAACATAGGCGAAGATCGTGGCCATTAACGGGTCAATCTTCTCACGGTTCTTTTTCTTTTCGATCATCACACTATCATTCGTATCTTTAGCAATAGCATTTTTAACCGCAGTGTCAAGTAACGGATTCTTAGCGTGCTTAATATCTTCATTGATTACTTTCAATCTAAAATCAAGTGTTGGATTCGATAAAGTCTGAAAACCTTGACGAATCTCATATAAATCATAAGACCAGTTCCTTTTTTCCATCTCTGAAAGAACTCCAGGAATACCGTACGGATCATAACAGAGAGCTTGGACATCTAAGTTGTATTTATTAACATAACTTTCGATGTAATCTAAAACTTGATTAGTATCTATAATGCCACTAGATAAGTCTGTGATAGTGCAGTATCCGTTTTGTGCTAGTTGGCGGTAGTCTATCAGATCACGCTCTATTTTGCCTTGCAGTCCGCCTTTCGTACCCACAAAAGAGTGAGAGTCCACGAAGTATTGATGATTGTTCTCATCCAAATGAATAAACGAAACCGCAGTTAAATCATCTTGACGAGATAAGTCCAAACCAATATAAGTTTTAGTATTGTGACGATCAAACTCAGCTTCGTTCTTCTTCCAGTCGTTGAAGTCTAAATATGATTCTTCAGAAGCTTGCATCCAATAATTGAAGTTCTTAACTAGAATTTTGAACATCGTACCTTTTTCGGTACCTTCAGCAACCCGTTTTTCTAGGAAATCTTGGGTTTGTTCTTTCAAGTCATCGCTCTCGTTTATTAACGGATTAGACTTAGCCCACATTGGTTCTTTCTGCCATTCATCTGCACCATCTTGTTCAAAGATAATAGCTAAATACTGGTCATCTTGATATTCGCCACGCAAGATTCTTTTAGCATATGGTAATTCTTCGGTGTACATTGGAGCATTTAAATTGAATCCAGCCGTGGAAATAATAAATATTAAACTTTGAAGTAAATTTCCTTGACCAGATTGAATAAGTTCTAGCATCTCGTTGGTCTTAGCAGCATGATACTCATCAATAACAGCCATGAATGGTTCGAAACCATCGACCGCGCCTGTATCACGTGATAATGGCATGATATAAGAACCATCTTTCAAGTTATTGATCTGTTCACGTACCTTTTTTACGTCATGTTTCAACTCAGGCACTCTTGATACAAAATAGTTTAATTGTTTAGCCACCATGTTAAACACAATGCTAGCCTGCTTCTTATCATTCGCAGCAGTAAATATCTGTCGGCCTTCTCTAGGTTCACGATCAAACAAGAAAGCATATAGAACCAAACCAGCTACGATTAATGACTTGCCTTGCTTACGTGCCATTGAGATATACGCTTTATGGAAACGCAAATAATCATCTTCGGTAAACCATCCACGCACCATCGAGACGATGAACTTTTGAAATAAACCTAATTTATGAAATTTACCTTTTGTGTCAGGCAATATCTCCATAAACCCGATCACTTTCTTAGCTCGTTTAGGCTTATAGACATATGGAAAGCTATCATCTGACTTAATACGTTGAATATCTTTTAAATGCCTGATACATGCGTCTTTAGTATCTGTGCATGTAACAAAAGTTCCCGACAATACCATGACACAATATTTATAAGCATCATCTTTGTATTCGTCGGGAACATTTAACAGTTTTTCATATTTTTTTGATAGTTCTACCTTAGTCATCTTCATTCACACCAAACGTATCGAATACCGATTGCTTTTGTTCACTCACAGTTGGGACAACTAACCGCATTCGGCTATCAATAGTCATACCTAGGTCGCCACAGATGGAACGCAACTCCTTGAGAGACTCCATATACGCCATAAAAGCGCCAGTTTTTCGATTAGTATCAGGGTCAACCATACCAGTTACCCCCTTTTTCTTACTAATTTCCTTGTATAAGGCATCATTTTGATCAACAACCTCGCAATATTTACGTATCAAAGAATAATCTAAATCAGCAATTGGCAACTGATCCAGTAGAGGAACTATCCTTATCCATTCCTTTTTGGCATTCTTGGTTAAACCATCAGGAACGTTATCAACGTTTATTCCTTTAAACTGGCTCAAACCATTCTCTTTCATTTCAGCTTGCTCCAAAACGTCATTATTATGATGACCAGTCTTTGCAGCATTCAATTTCGGCTTTCTACCTGCCAAAAGCACCACCTCCTTTTTATGAAAACGTCATGAAAATAGTTTCATTTCTAGATTTTGGTTACAGAGAAGTCCGGCTCGTTTTCTTGAAAAATTAAAAAAGCATGGGGATAATTCAAGCCCTGTCTATTTTCAAAAATATTTTTTCTCTTTTTTATTTTTGTATCCGGCTTTGATCTATGCCGGTTTATTTTGCCTTGTGTATTCTGTTATGACATGTAACACAAACAGTTTCTAAATTATCCATATTCAAGCGTTGTGACCAATCTTCTTTCAATTCAGTAATATGATGCACAATCAGTTCTTTATCGTTCACAACACCATTTCTAAGACAAATTTGACACATATAATTGTCTCTTAGTAATACTTGTTGTCTAAGCTTCTTCCATTCAGTCGAATGATAGAATTCAGTGAATTGATTGTTAAATCTATTTGTTCGAACTGAATTGTTATAGAATTTATTGTTTTCTTTTCGAATATTTTTTAATTCATCTTGAGAATAATTTTTATTTCCTAATCTAACTTTTGGTTGTTTAAACATTTGCAATAACTTCTTTCAGTTTGATGATTAAATATATAAACACAAATATTACTTAGATCAGAACTCTAAAGATAAACCAACCAAACAACTTGATTGAATAATAGATTCCAATCCAACCAATCACAGAAACTAAAATAACAATCAGACAACCTAATTGCTTATCATTCATCAGTCACACCACCTAACTATACACGGAGCAGATAAGCATGTGCAGTATCTAACGGTACATATGACTGCCGTATCAACACGCCGCCTTATAACCCCGTCCACACAATCAGCCACGCTATTAACAGCCCACCGTAATACATCACAGTGAACAATACGATCAAGGCTAGGCTTGCTAGTATTGTGGTTAGTAATTTGTGCATGGCTATCACTCCTATACATTCATCAACCGAACAGTCCAATTAAAAGCACAACAATAAAAGAATAATTACAGTAAGCGCAAATGGTGGCACAGATAACGCAGTTAACATGGTCTACACATCCAGTCTAATCTTGCTCTGTGCTTCCTGTATCCGTTTCTCAGCAATGTGGAAGTATTCTTTGTCCAGTTCCATGCCTATAAAGTCACGCTTAGTATTGGCACATGCTACACCGGTTGAACCACTGCCCATGC